ACTAATGGGAAGTTTAATTTTTTAAAATGGGACAAACAAGAAAGACGATACTATCCAATTGAAGTAAATTTATTTGAGAAAGGAAAAATAGATGAACAAGATTAATTTTGAGAACGATCAACAAGACGTTCTAGAAAAGACAAGTAATATAGATAAGCTTGCCGATAAAATAAAAGAATTGCAAGCACATCAAAAACAATTAGAACTGCAAGAAGACGTAGTAAAACAAAAGAAAAAAGACATAGAATATTTATCGGGAGAAATTATACCGACTATGTTATCAGAAATGGGATTATCTTATTTAAAACTAGCTGATGGATCATCAGTAGAAGTTAAAACACATTATAGCGCCACTATAACTCAAGCCAATAAAGAGAAGGCGTTTAACTGGCTTCGTGATAATGGCCTAGGAGATATCATCAAGAATGATGTAACTGTTTCCTTTGGTCGAAACGAAGATAACAAGGCAGCAGATTATGCTGAACTTGCGAGGGGTCAAGGGCTACAACCGACACAAAAGCTGAAGGTTGAGCCTATGACTCTGAAAGCGTTAGTCCGTGAACGAATCGAAGGCGGAAAAGAAATGCCAACGGAACTTTTCAATGTATTCATTGGAAATAAAACAAACATAAAAAGGAAACAATAAACATGGAAAAAGAAATAGCTGAAAAGCAAAAAGCTGGAGCATTATCTACGGATATGTTCGAAGCTGATAAGCTCCAAGATACTGGAGCTTTAACACCAGAAGATCAAGCACTTCCGTTCTTGAAAATTTTGGGTCAATTATCCCCTGAAGTAAATAAAAGGGACGCTAAATATGTCAAGGGGGCAGAACCTGGCATGATAGTCAATACAGTTACAAACGAACTGTTTGATGGCGATAAGGGGGTAGATATCTTACCAGTGTATTATAGAAGACAATACATTGAGTGGAGAGATAGAGGTGATAGCGGTGGAGCACCGGTAAAAATATATGATGCCAGTGATGACCTACCTGCAACAACTAGGGACAAAGGAAATAAAGATAGATTAGCAAATGGTAATTATCTTGAAACTACTGCGTCTCATTTTGTTATAAAACTAAATGGAGTTCCTCAAAGAGCTTTGATTTCTATGAAAGCGACTCAATTAAAAATTAGTCGTAAATGGAATTCAATGATGAACAACATTGTTTTAAGAGGTAAGAATGGTCTATATCAACCGCCTTCTTTTAGTCATATTTACAAACTAAGAAGTGTACAGCAGTCTAACGACAAAGGTACATGGTTTGGTTGGGATGTGTCTAAAGTTGGAGAAGTAACTGATCAAGGATCATATGAGATGGCGAGAGCCTTTTCTCAATTAGTTTCAAAAGGAGACGTTGAAGCTAAACATACTTCTGATTCTAACGCCGGAACATCTAATAATAAAAGCCACTTTTAATGAATTCACCGCGAGGTGAATAGGTTGGGGCGGTTAAGCGAGAGTGGACCCGCCCTACCACTAAAATAATTATGAAGAATTTTATAGATTTATTTTCCGGATTGCAAAGAGCGCATGGATGTACCTACGTTGAAAAAAAGAACGCAGATGGTACTAAGATAAAAGGTAAATCCTTTGTTAAACGTGAACTAGTCACTGAACAACTTTGGACAAATCATTTAAATGGAATTGAACCAAGTTTAGGTATTATACCCATAGACGAAACTAATAAATGTAAATGGGGATGCATAGACGTAGATAAATATAATTTAGATCACAGAAAAATTATTACTTTAATTAACAATAATCAATTACCTTTAACTATGTGTCGTTCTAAAAGTGGAGGAGCACATATCTTTTTATTTACTACTGTTCCAGTTGATGCTTCTTTGATGCGAGATAAGTTAAGTTCTATTAGTGCTTTTTTAGGATTTGGTAACGCTGAAGTTTTTCCAAAACAAGTTGAATTAAAATCCGAAGATGATACAGGAAATTTCCTTAACTTACCATACTTTAACCATGAAAAAACAACAAGATATGCCTTTAACTTTAAAGGTGAAGCTGTTACAATTTCGCAATTTTTTTTATCAGTAAAAAGACTTACCCCTCAAGAATTAGAGAAATTAGAATTAAAAAGACCAGACTCAAAATTTAAAGATGGTCCACCATGCATCGAATCATTAACTCAAACTAAATTAAGTGATGGTAGAGATAGAATTATATATCAATATATTCAATACGCCAAAAGAAAATGGCCAGAAGAATGGCAAAAACATATTAACAAATTTAACTACGATTATTTTGATCCACCATTAGATGATAAAACAGTTCAAGATAAAATAAAATATCATGAGAAGAAAGAACTAGGTTTTAAATGCAATGAAGATCCAATGTGTAATCATTGTGATAAAAAATTATGTCTAACAAGACCTTTTGGAATCAAAGGTCAATCTTTATTCCCTGATTTAAATGATTTACAAAAAGTAAATCTTGATGAACCATATTACTGGGTCAATGTAGATGGTGAAAGAGTTAAACTTAAAGACACATCTTATTTACAAGAGCAAAGATTATTTCAAAGAGCAGTGATGGAGCAGGTTAATAAAGTTCCACCTACTTTAAAGAAAAAAGAATTTACAGATATGGTTAAATTACTATTTTCAGGAATAGAAATTGTTGAACCTCCAATGGGTTCTTCTAGAATTGAACAATTACTAGATCATTTAGAGGAGTATTGTACAGATAGAACAGCCGCAGGGGTTAAGAAAGAAGATATGATGTTTGGAAATGTATGGACAGATAAAGGAAAACACTATTTTATTTTTAGAGAATTTTTTAATAAGTTTTTATTAAAGAGAAGATGGACTGAAAAATATGATGAAACACTTATAATACTACGTGATAAATGCGGATGTGAAATTGTAAGAGAGACAGTAGGTAAGAAAAAAATAACGGTTACGAGCGTTAAGGAGTTTACTAAACAGGACAACGTTTATAGACCTAAACAATTTAAACCAAAGGATGTGTTTTAAATGAATCAATTATCTTTGTGGGAAGATCCGAAACAAATTATTTTAGAACGAGAAAAAGTAGACTTATCAACTTTAAAAACTTTAAAAACAAGAAAACGTGCTATGAGTGAGTTACCAAAAGAGAGATATTACATATACAAAACAGGAGGCATAAATCCTTTTATGTCTGAATTAGGACCAGTATTTCCATTTGTAAAAAATGATAGAGGAAAAATAATTAATTTAGTTCCTCTAAGTAATGGTAAAGATGCTCCATATCCACATTATAATATATTTCTTTCACGCAATGCAAATGGAAAATCTAGAGCTCTTAAATGTTTTATGCATAAACTAGTTGGATTAGCATTTTTAAAAAATGATGATTATGAAAATAAATATATAATAGATCACCTAGATGGTAACATACTTGACTATAGGCCTGAAAATCTAGAGTGGGTTACACCATCACAAAACTGTTTAAGGAGAAAAAAATGAATCAAATGAGCACTGATTTAGTTTTTTTAGTTGTGCTAACAGCGGCGTGGATACTAATAGCATTATGAAAACAATAGTATTAGGACCACCAGGAACTGGAAAAACTACTACACTTTTAAATGAAGTAGATAAATATTTAAAGAATACAGATCCAGATAAGATTGGATTCTTTTCTTTTACACAAAAAGCAGCTTACGAAGCTAGAGACAGGGCAATGAAGAAGTTTAACTTTAGCGAAGATGATCTGCCTTATTTTAGAACACTACACTCATTAGCTTTTAGAAGACTGGGTTTAAAGAAGGAAGATGTTATGCAGTCTAAACATTATGAAGATCTGGGAAAGAAAATGAATGTACGATTAGATTATCATGACTATGATCCTGACCAAACAGGAATATTTAGTACCAACAATGATATTCTTAGAATTATTCAATTAGCAAAATTAAAAAACATTACACCAGAAGAACAATATAATTTAAGAGAACATACTCAAGATGTCTCATTAAGAGATCTTCTTATTTGTTATAATGAATTGAAATCATACAAAAGACAATACAATCTTATTGATTTTACAGACATGATTACAGAGTTTGTAAAGTCAGATGCTTCACCAAAATTTGATGTTGTATTTTTAGATGAAGCTCAAGACTTATCTAGAGTTCAATGGAATATGGCTAAATCTATATGGGATAAAACACAAGATAGTTTTATAGCAGGTGATGACGACCAAGCTGTATTTAGATGGGCTGGTGCAGATGTGGATAGTTTTATCACACAAAAAGGAAGGTTATTAAATCTTACTCAATCTTATAGAGTACCAAGAGCAGTTCACGATATAGCAATGAATATAGTGGGGAGAATCTCCAATAGAATTCATAAAGAATGGAAGCCACGGGTGCATGAAGGTTCATTAAGCTATTATCATGATTTTCAAAACATAGATATGTCTAAAGGAGAATGGCTAGTGTTAGGAAGAACAAGATATATGTTAAATGATTTAGAAAATGTTCTATACTCTAGAGGACTATTTTACAAAAATAAATTTAAGAAAGCATACGAGCAAGATCTATATGATGCGGTATTTGATTGGGAATCAGCGCGTAAAGGTAAGCCTATAAATGCAGATCAGATTGCAAGAATTGCTTCTTATATGTCCCCTCAACATTATCAAAAAGAAGATATAAAATATTTAGACAAAGATCATTTTTATTCTTTAGAAGAACTCTATGAGAAAAAAGGTTTACATACTAAACAGGTATGGTATGAGGCATTTGACCAGGCTCCTGAAGACCGGGTTAGATACATTAGAAGGATGAGAGAAAACGGAGAAGAATTAAATAAAGAACCAAGGATTTTATTATCTACTATCCATGGTGCAAAAGGGGGAGAATCACAAAACGTAGTTCTCTTAACTGATCTGAGTAGAAACACTCAAACGAACTATGAAAGAAATCCTGATGATGAGAATAGATTATTTTATGTAGGTGCAACTAGAACAAAGGAACATTTACATATTGTTAAACCGAAAGATATATACAAGAGTTTTAGAATATGAGCAAAACATACAAAAGACAGGTAGGCGGGAAACATTATCAATCGATGGTTATTCAGCCTAGTGAATTTATTAACAAAAACAACATACCTTTTGCGGAGGGGAATGCTATTAAATACTTGTGTAGGCACAAGCAAAAAAATCAGAAGGAAGATTTATTAAAAGCAATTCATTACTGTGAAATGGCAATAGAAAGGGACTATGCAGATACCAATATTTAAACCACAGACAGAATGGACAGCACCAACAGACTTTCCAGATTTGTCTAAATACGACGAGATAGGAATTGACTTAGAAACAAAAGATCCAAACCTAAACAAAAGAATGGGTTCTGGTTCTGTTACAGGGGTTGGAGATGTTGTAGGGATCTCTTTGGCTACATGTGATTGGTGTGCTTATTATCCTATTGCTCATGAAGGTGGGGGAAACTTAGATAGAAAAATGGTCCTTAAATGGTTACAGGATCAAATGAGTACTAATTCAACTAAGATATTTCATAATGCAATGTATGACGTATGTTGGTTACGTAGATTAGGTATTAAAATTAATGGTAAGATTGTTGATACAATGATTGCTTCTGCAGTCATAAATGAAAATAGATTACGATATGATTTAAATGGAATTTGTAGAGATTACCTTGGCAAAGGAAAAGATGAATCAGCATTATATGAAGCTGCTAAGTCCTGGGGTGTAGAT